GGCTTATAGGTGGCGGGATAGGCAGCGGCCTTTCTACCGTTGGCCTTTACGCCTTAAATCCCGGAATAGGCGGCGCATACAGTTACTATTCCGCAGGCGGACAGGGAGCGGAACAGGTTATAAACGATGGCGGCACAATAGACGAAGCCGCCGCAAACGCAAAATCAAGAGGCACGACGGAGGTCGTTGTTGAGCAGATGTTCTCCGGCCTTCCGTACGTAGGCGGCCTTATAGAAGGCGGAAACAAAGCCGCCGGTAAAATTGCGAATCCATACATACAAGCGGGCATAAAGCGCGCCGTAGACGCCGCAGGGGAAGGAACAGAAGAAATCATAACCCAGGCGTTGCAGCCGTTTATAGACCGTGCGACCTACGACCCGGATGCGCCGCTGCCTACTTTTGACGAGCTGGCGCAGGCGTTTGGCGGCGGTTACATAGCGTCCGCTTTTTTAGGGCTGCCTGTAGATATACAGACGGCGAACGTTAATTATTCACAGCAGTCGAGCGTCGGCCGGGATTACAACAACCCGGAGTCCGTGCAGGGGCTTATCGATTCCGGCCTTGAAAGCGATAAAAAATCCGTATCGTACAGCGCGGCTGAACAGATGCAAAAACAGGTTAATAAAGGCAAAACCCCGACCGATCAGCAGGTTGGACGGCTCGCGATGGAAAACCAAGCTGAAATAGACAAAGAAAGCGCCGCCCGGGTAGACGCGGCTGCAAACGGAGAGATCGGAATCGGCGACCTGCAGGAAAACGATATCCGGACGCTTGTAGACCCTGCAAACCTTCAGGAGACCAATGCCCGGTTTGGACTCGATCTTCCGGATACGGCGGATCCAGCGGATATTTATATGGCGCTGCGGGCGAAAAGCGCGGAGGTGCAAAACGCGCCCGCAAATACCGCCGCGCCGGATATGCAGCAGGTAATTTCAGATTACAAGAACGCGACCGATCCCGAATTGGCGGATTTCGTGCAGTCTGTATATGACGAACAAAACAAAAAAGCCAGAAATTGGATGAACCACGACTTGTCAGACGTGCGAGAACGTGAAGCGCGGGATATAAAGAATATTACGGGTATAGATATAACGGGATACCGGCATAATGTTTCGGGGGGCGAGATCGATCACATAAATATTCGGCACGGGAAAAACGGCGACCAGGATCACAGTATGGCCGATATAGACGACGTAGCTCGAATGAATTACGTTTTAGAAAATTACGATTCCGTTGCGTTGCTTCTGGACAAAAAAGGCAATCCGATAAAAAGCGGAAAGTACAAAAACAGCGACAATACGCCAAGTCAGATGGTTGTCTTTAAAAAAAGAATAAACGGCGACTATTATTTGGTCGAAGCGGTTCCGGATGCCTCAAAAAAGAAATTGCGAATCATAAGCGCGTATATAGAAAGTGCCAAATCTGCGCAAATAAAAGATGGAGTCGCGCGAGTGCCTAATGCCAATGCCTCAGGCTTTACGTCCGAAACCGGGCTCGAATCTGCTCCATCTAATCAAGATATAGCACAACCCACGCCGGAAGTCAAGATGCTTCCTGAAAACGCGACGGGCCGTGACGTCATAAAACACACGATGCCCATGACCATGACGACGGCGCCACGTGCGCAGAAGACCTCGAATGCGGAAGCGATCTTCGCAGGATGGGATGCTTTTCAACGTAAGATGGTTGACGCCGCGCACACGATCGATACTCTTGGGAAAAAGGTAGGAGACAAAGAGCTTTACAATATTCTTAACAACGCCCGGCAGGCGCGCCAGGCCGGGGAATTCATGATAGGCAAGTCTATTACGGGACAAAAGGCGTACCAGGCGAATTTCAAGGGGGAGAACGTGGGGGAGAGCCTTGACGATATCTGGAAGCCGATCAAGGCGCAGGGCGGTGAATACTATCAAAGTTTTATGAACTATCTGTTTCACGCGCACAATATAGACCGCATGGCATTTGTGGAAAAGGCGCGGGACGCACTTGCACAGTTTGAGCTTGAAAATCCAGGCCTTAAAGATATGCCCGAAAAGCAGCTGCGCGCGATGGCCGCCGGAAAAGAAATCGACCTCGCAGGTGGCGGAAAAATGACTGTGCCAGAAAGTGAGCGGCAAACATATAAGGACTATCTGGAGTTGATCGACGGTTACAAGACGGCGGCAGATAAACCCGTGTTTGGGTACGAGGTAACCGCCGAGCAGAGCTTAAAAGCCGTACGGGACCATGAGGTCGCAACCCCCGAATTTAAAGACCTGGCCGCTAAGGTGTATAAATATAATAACAACCTGATAGATTACCGCGTGGATACCGGATTGCTGTCCCAAGAACAGGCGCAGATGCTGCGCGATACATATCCGCACTATGTGCCTACTTTCCGCGATTTTTCAGGCACGAAAGGCGCGAGCAAACAGGGAAGCAAAGTGCAAATCAGCCAGACGGTAAAAAAAGCGACCGGAAGCGATAAGCCGCTTGTGAATATTGACGCCAGCATGGCGCAGCAGACGCTGCAGGTAGTTTCGGCTGCAAAAAAGAATCAGCTTGGACTTCGCATGCTTCAGATCGCGCGCGAAAATGCGGATACGGTAGGGGACTACATTACCGCTGTGCGGGAAAAAGAAGGCCTGACATACGACGTAGACGACCAGACCGGAACGATCTATGCGGAGAAAAGCGGGAAAGAGCTTAAGAACCAGTTTTTGATATACGATAACGGCCAGCCCGTAACGATGGACGTATCGCCGGCGATCTTTGAGGGGCTTACGTCGCTTTCTTCCCCGCCGCGCGGCCCCGGGTGGGCGATCAAAGCAAACGACATGTACAAGCGCCTGATTACAGGCTATAACCCTATATTCATTCCTCGAAACTTTTTGAAAGACTTGCAGGATGCTGGGTTGTACACAAAGCACCCGGATATATTTGTGAAAAACTTTGGTAAAGCGTGGAAGGAAGTAACGACAAACGGAGAACTATGGCAGCAATATCAAGCGCTTGGCGGGTTTCAGTCGTCATTCTTTGACTATAACAAAAAAATGGACAGCGGGCATAAAGCGCTTCAACGCTGGACACGGGACAAGGTCGAAACGGTAAATATGATGATCGAGCAGGCTCCGAGGTTCGCGGAGTTTTTATGCACAATAGAAAAAGGCGGAACATCCTATGAAAACCTGATGCGCGCCATGTACAATGCCGCTGATATCACGGTTAATTTTGGGCGGGCAGGGACGTGGGGCCGCGTACTGAACAGTACGTTTGTGCCGTTTTTCAACCCGTCTATACAGGGCTTTGATAAGCTGGTCCGGCGCTTCAAGGAAACGAGCGGCGCAAAAGCATGGACCGGGCTTACGATCCGTGCCGCCGTGCTGGGCGTGCTGCCCTCCCTTTTAAATGCACTGCTCTATGATGATGACGACGAATACCAGCTCATAGATGACCGTACCAAAGATACTTACTACCTGTTCAAAATGGGCGACGGCGTATGGGCGAAGATACCGAAGGGGCGCGTGCTGTCCTTGTTCGGGAGCGCGTCGCAGCGGCTTTTACGCGCTGCGAAAGGTGAAAACGGGGCGTTCGCGGGTTTCGTTGAAACTATGGCAAGCCAGGTAGCTCCATCCAATCCTTTTACGTCGAATATCGCCTCGGCGGTGATCGATGCCGCGAGCAATAAAACCTGGTATGGGGGGAATATAGAGAACCAAGCCGACCAGAACAAACGGCCCGAGGACAGGTACGACCAGAGCACGTCTACTCTCGCTATATGGTTGGGTCGTGTTTTGAAACAATCTCCGAAAAAAATCAATTATCTGCTGGATTCTTATACCGGTGTGATCGGTGATTTTGCCCTGCCGCTTACAACGCCTCGGGCGGAGCAGAACCCGTTCACGAAAGCGTTTACGGTGGACGTTGTGTACAGCAACCGGATATCTGACGACTTTTACAACGCAAAGCAGGAGCTTGTCTATCAGAAGAGTGAGGAACCCATAAGCGACGTTCCGAGTGTCATTGACCTGACTTCGCGGTATTTCAGCAAACAGGCGGACGGCGTTTCTGAGATTTATAAGCAAATAGGTGAGATCGAAAACAGCGATCTTTCCGATAGTGAAAAAAGACAGCAGGTACGCGAATTGCGCGTATTGATTAACGGTATTCAGCAGGGAGCCCTGCAAGGCGCTCCTGAGCTGCAAAAAGCTATCGAGAAGCATTATGCCGCAGAGGTAGACCCGGGGGCCGCTGAGGACGTACAGACGCGACAGGCGGAGATTGCATACCTGAAAGCCACCAAGGAAGTTTTCGGTTCCGAGTACGCATTGAAAACGGCGGGCAAGGATGTTTACAAAAAAGCGCAGGATCTAAACGCAAAAGGCACGAGCTATGACAGTTTTTATAATTTCTACTCCGAAACTCGAACGACTGATGGTAAAGCGATGAAGGACGCCGATAGGGTGCAGGTGCTTTCCGGGCTTAATCTCCAGGGCAAAGACATTGAAAATATCTATGCGAGCGAGTTTGAAGATAAAAATACAAAACCGGAAAAATCAATCGCTTATGCAATAAATCAAGGCGTACGCCCCGAGGCGTTTGTACAAAGACAGATAGATATCGCCCAGGCTGAGGGAGACAAGAAAGGCAGCACGGAGGCCTACCTGGTAAACGGGCAGCTGGTCACCGCTTCCGGAGAGACTACCGCGGACGGTACCAAGAAGCGGGACGCAATGGCCTCCCTGCTGACCGGTAATTATACCTCTGAAGAAATGACGTATTTTTATCAAAAGGAATATCCCGCCGACGACAAATACGTTTATGCGATGGTCGCCGGAATCCCTATTGAAGCCTACGTAACCCTGCAGCGCGATGAGTGGGATATCCACGGAGAAAAAGACGCCCAGGGCAATACAATAAGCGGCAGCAAGAAGGCCGCGTATATAGAATACGTGAAGACGCTGCCGATAAATCCCGCCCAGCGCGCAATCCTGCTCATGCAGAATGGATACGTCCTTGATACGGCAAATTACAAGAATGTTGCTCAGTATATCGCCGGCCTTGACATACCGGTGCAGGAAAAGCTTTCTTTGGCCGACGCGATCGGGCTCGCGACGTCCGGCAACAAGATACTCTATCAAAAGAAAAAATAACTTTCTTCCCATAGATCCTCCTGAAAAGGGTGTCTGCAATTCGCGGGCACTTTTTTCGTGTTTCGCAAAAGATGAAAGCTGGAAGGGGGGTAAAGGTGGTATAGTCAAGCCAGAACGCGGGTATGCGCTGATTAATACATACCGCTTGACGGGGAGATTTTATGCCTGGTGAAGATATTTTGAACGCTGAAAATAACGTCCAGACGGACGCTGCGGACTCGCAACCCGCGGGGGATAACGACGGAATAGATTTATCGGATCTGCCTAAAGCGGATGATGCGCCCGGAGGGGCTGAAAATACCGAAACCGATAAAAAGACCCCTGAACAAAAGTATTCTGAGCGGCTCAATAAAGACCGAGAAAAGATGCGCAGTGAGCTTGAAAAAGAATACGACCCGATGAAAGCCCGTATTTCGGAACTTGAGATCGAGCTTAGAGCGGTAAAAGAGGGAAAATCCGTCGATGACGTGATGGCCGAAGCGGCCGAAGAAGACAAGGCGCGGCGCGAGCTGCTGGACAACGACCCGGAAGTCAAAAAATTGCGGGAAGCGGTACGGGATACGCATGCGAAAGAACTTTTAAAGATGTTCCAGGACGCGTACCCGGACGACAATATTACATCCCTCGAAGGTATAGACCAACAGGTCTATAAAATGATTGTTTCCGGGGTCGATCCTATACTTGCTTACAAGGTGGTGAAGGACGCGAATCAGCAAAAGCGGCCGCCAAAGAAAGACCTGCCCGAGAGCGTAAAAAGCGACGGGCCGGCAATAGACAAAGAATTTTACACAAGCGAGGAGATAGACGCCTTTACTCGTGATGACTACAAAAATAACCCAGGACTCATGGAGAAAGTAAGGAAGTCTATTGCTCGACTTGGAAAATAAAAGGAGAGTGAAAACACATGGCTTACAATAACTTTAAGCAGGAGTTTTGGTCTGCGCATATCCAGACCGAACTTGAAAAAAATTGCGTGCTTGCCGCGGGCTGTGATTATGAGTTCGAAGGCGAGATAAAAAAAGGCAATAAATTGCGTATTCTTGGCGTAGAGCGTCCTACGATCAACGACTATACCGGCGCTGACCAGAATCCGGAAACCGGACTCGACACGGCGATCATGCTGGAAATAGATAAAGCCAAGAACTATTTTATAGCCGTGGACGATATCGACAAGGCCCAAGGCAAAGAAGGCCTCATGGAAAACCTGACAGCTGAGGGCAACAAGGGTTTGGCCGAGGCCAGGGATTCTGCGATCGCGGCACTTGCGGCCGGTGCGACCAGCAAATCCGCTGCGACCCCCAGTGTGGATTCCGAGACCGAAGCGATGGCGCTGATCGACGCGGCGTTCGAGAAGCTTTACGACAACGGCGTGAAATTGAACAGGGATCTTGAACTGATCCTGCCCCCGTTTATGTACACACTGGTACGTAAACAGATCGTAACGGACCTGACCGATAATCCAAAGGTCATACGCAGCGGCGTTGTCGGTAAAATGAACAATGCGATGGTGCTGATGACAAACAATTTGTATACGGACGGCAGCGGATATTCTTATCCGATGCTTCGCACCAAAAAGGCAATCGCTTTTGCAGGGCTGATCAATGAGGTTATTCCTACAAGTCTTGCTTCGAGGGGCCGCGCGTCGGATGCTGTGCTTGCGATCGATAACTACGGCTGCAGGATTGTACGGCAGGACGAGCTTTATGTCATCCGCGCCAAAAAGACCGCTTAAGGAGGGTTAGAAAATGGCTGCAGTAAATCTTGATACAACTATGGTCAAGCTGACCAAAGACACCCATACCGCCGACATGACAAGCCTTGCCGCGGTAGCGGGGGACGCTACGGACGGATGTTTTTTTACACCGTCAAAAGGGAATGAGCATTATCTGATCTATGCGATCAACTCCAGCGCCGACACGGACACGTATTCGTTTACGGTCAAAGCCGGGGACAGCCCAATGTTTGGCGGATCCGATCTGGCGAGCGGGGCGATCGTGCACGGAAAAGACAGGCTGATTTCGATACCTGAGATCGGGCCGTATCTTATAACGACCGGCACGAACAAGGGTAAAATTAAAATCGCCGTATCGAATGCGGCGATCAAGCTTGCGGTGATTCAGCTGCCGACCTAACAATCAACACATTAAAGAGGGCGGAACATCCGCCCTCTTTAAAAAAAGGAGAAATTATGAAAACATGCAGATATTGCGGGATTGAAGCAGAAGATGGGATCATAGCCAAGCATGAACCCATTTGCCAATATGTAACCGAAGCGGTGCGGCAGCAACTCAGAGTCGAGCAAGAAGCGGCGGGCAAGAAGGACGAACCGGTAAGGGCCGCCGAGGGGCTGCAACGAGAAGTCGAAGAAGAACCCACGGAGCTTGTATGCTCTAAATGCGGAAAAACCTGCAAGAGTGCCGCGGGCCTTATCTCTCACGAACGCACGTGTAAAGGATGATTTGAATGCTTACGCTTGGAGAATACAAGGATAAAATATATTTGCAACTTGATATATACGACGAAAACCTGACGCATCACACAGACGACGAGGACGTCCTTAAACGCATCAATGCCGTTATGGATAAGGCCGTCAAGTTTTGCTTTTATGGCAAGTCACGAACTGAAATATGGAATATTGTCCAGGGGAAGAGCGCAAATGCTATCGCCTGCCAGGATGATATTTACACCCATATGGATGAGAACTTTTCGCTTCGGGCAGATGCAGCGTATGCGTATTACTTTGAGGTAGACGACGAGGCCACGATCGAGATCGAGCAAGACGGTGCGGTAACGACGATTACGCATCCCGCTCAGACGGGCGAACGAGAGTTCACAGCGTTTAAGGGGTTGCTTTCCGGGAGCCCGGCGGCGATCACTTTCAAGGGCGGATATTACAACATTCAGAATGTTGCCCTATACAAGGCGCAGTTTTCGTCTTTGGACAGGGTTCCAGATTTCAGCGTTTGGATCCCATATGCGATACCCGCAAATCTATATCAAATAAAACGCGTGTTTGATAGCGACGGGCAGGGCGTGGATTACCGTATATCCGAGCGTAACCTATTGCTCCGGTATGATACAGAGGGGGAGATCCGCGTCGAGTCGGCCTACTTTCCGGCCGCGATCACGGACGATACTCCGGACGAGACAGAGATAGATGTCCCCGTGGAGAACGAAGCGATCATAGTGGATAAGGCCTGCGCTTATCTTACGCAAAAGCCGCAGGACTACGACGACTATAGCACCGACGCGGACGTCGGGATGCAAATGCTGGATTCCAGGACGGGCGTACATCAGGCGCGCGTTGTAAAATTGTTTGATATATAGGTGATAAAATGTTTGTTCCAAGACCGAAAAAAAAACGTACATCTACAAAGACGGTGTCAAAAACATTTACCTGCATCGGCGTTGATTTCCGGTCCGATCAAACCGCGATTTATCATTCTCCAGATTCTGTGAATATGTACAGGAGCCAGTCCGGAGAGTGGGAGACGCACCCCGGATTCCGGGTGATTGGAACAAAGACGGGAGAACACTACAGCGTTTTCCGGTTCCGGTACCTCACTGGTGAAAAAGTTCTTATCCATATCGGGACAAAGCTTTATACCTGGAACAATTATCCGGTAGCGTATACGGCAGCGAATCTTACCGAAATCTATTCCGGGATGCCCGCGCGCATTTGTAAATACATTGTGTTTACGACGCCTACGGATATCAAGCTGCTGATTTTAGGTGGCGGCGTATTTATTGTATACGACGGATCGACTGCGTCGGACATAGCGGACAGCGCGTTTATACCGCAAACGTGGCAATCTAAATCTCCGGATGCGTCTGCCGGAACGGTATATCAGCAACGGAATCTGATACAGCCTGGTTTTATAGAAGGATTTACGGGAGATGGGACGGCGACCTATCAGCTTTCCATGACAAATTTAGACGCAACGGCCATTACGGCCACAGTAGACGGCGTTGCTAAAGTTGAGGGTACACATTTTACGGTAAATCGCACTACTGGAATTTTGACATGGACGGCCGGAAACTTTCCGCCGAACACCACCGGCCGGGAGAGCGTTAAAATAACGGCATATAAAACCGAGTCCGGATATCTTAACATGATTATGCATTGTACGGAGGCATTAGTATTTGACAACAGGCTTTTTATTACCGGAAATCCAGATTATCCAAACAGAATATTTTGGACTGGGTTTCAAGAACCGTCATACTTCGGAGAGGTTATGTATAATGACCGTGCTGGATCCGGAAGCATACCTATCACGGCGTTACAACTGCTTTCATCCGATGCGTTCCTTGCGCTTAAAAAGAGTACGGCGCAGGACGGCTCTTATTCCGTAATATATCCTCAGGATCTTGATGACGAAAATAATCCAAAAACATATGTTGCCCGGCAGGGATCCGGCACGGTCGGGTGTTTGAATCGTGAGTCGTCCCGCGTATTTTTGGACGACAACGTATATATGTCTACTACCGGTTTGAGCGCAATATCGCGTGAGCTTAATATTTCTAACGAGCGTAACATAGAGCACCGTTCGACGATGGTCGATCCGAAACTGCTATTGGAGGATGTTGAAAATTGTGTGTGCGAGGAATACGAGAACAGGCTGTATGTTCTGTGCCCTTCCGGGCACTGCTATATGGCTGATGCATATCTGATGATCGAAGCCGGCGCGGTATCACAGTACAGCGAATACCGATGGGCATACCTCGAAGGGCTGGGTGTGTACCTGGACGGCGGTGTGGTAGTTGCGTCCGGAGGAACCTTTGACCCAGCAAACAACATACAAACCCTGGGGGATCATGAACTGTATCTGTGCTGCAATGGATATCTGCTAAAATTTAACTTTGACCTTACCCGCCTGAACCGGTCGAACGAGCTTAAGCCCGATGCATACTACTACAACGGCCGCCATATCGGCGACTACTATAAACCGTCATTTGATTGGCTCGATAAAACTAATTATATCAAGCGGCTTATATCTGGCCATAATGATCTGCTTGTATCGGTGCGTATAGGGTCAAAGATAAATATAACGTGGAGAACGGAAAAAGGCGACGGTAACAAAACGCTGGAGTTACGGTCGCAGGGTGTGAGTTATTCGCTGCGGAATTATGCGGATTGCGCATATGGCGCCCTTCCACAGGCGTCGTTCGTGCTCAAAAAGCTTAAACCAAAGAATTTTAGGCGAATACAACTAAAGGTTGCATCCGCCGCGGGCGGGTGCTGCGTAGCCTTTCAGAGTTTAACACTCGAGGCAGAGCTATTAGATAATGATTTGAGGTGATATATATGGCATTGATCGATCATAAGATAGACGCAAACGGATCCGGAAACGATTATGCGGGCGTCGACCTTGAGGGGTTTCTGGCCCCGTTTGACGGCGAATATGAGGGGGACTGGCGCGTACATGCGCAGCAGATAGATGCGCTCGTTAAAAGCCTCGTAAAGACACGCATGAACGGCCTTATAGATAATTTGATTACGGATGCCGCCACTGCCGACGCGAAAGTCAACGCAAGTGCATTGGTATCAAAAGGGGCGATCCCGAACAGTTACGCGACCCTGGCGGCGGCGATAGCGGCGGGACAGGGCAAATACCCGGTTACGACGTATACGGGATCGGACATTCCAGGTGCCAGTCCCAAGAGCGGCATGTTGCTCATAACAACGCTTAGCAGCTATACGTACCTTGAATTTCACCCGGCGGGGCAGCCTATCGTTTATTATGCGTGGCAGACGGTATCCACATGGTATGGGTGGTTCCGGGAAAACCTACAACAATCCGTGACGCTCGGGTCAAGCGATAACGCAAACAGCTTTTTGACGCCAGGCGTATATAAATGCAGCGGGACTACAGCGGGGAACAATTTTCCGTACACTTACGGCCTGCTGGAGGTTGCTGAGTGCAACGGCTATGTGTTGCAGCGCATGACGGATTTTAACACAGCGGCGGAAAAGCGCCGTACGTATAACGGCAGTTCATGGCTGTCGTGGGCATAAAGGAAGGAAGAAAATTATGAAAATTATTGAAATGCTTGCCCCGGCCGGAAGCACCGTGCGAAAAGGCAAGAAAATAAAAAACTGCGTGGGCGTAACGATACATAATACGGACAATGTTTCGCCGGGTGCAGGCGCGATGAACCACGCAAAATATCTTCGCGGCGACGGCAAAAACAGAGTGCCCGGATGGCATTATGCCGTTGACGACCAAATAGCCGCCTGCAGTATCCCGGACAGCGAGATTGCCGAGCACACCGGAACCAGGGAAGGCAACGACACAACGCTGGGCATTGAAATCTGCATGAACCCGGATAGTGACATCCGCAAAGCGACGGACAACGCAGCGGAACTTACAGCCGTGAAACTTAAGGGTTTGGGATATGAGATGGCTGTTTCGGAAGAAAATTTATTTCAGCATTTCCACTGGTCCGGAAAGAACTGCCCTTCGCAGATCAGACGGGGGATACCGTATGACTGGGGAACCTTTGTTAAAAAGGTAAACGAGCACATGAAGGCTGCCTGGACGCCGCCCACCTTTCACATAAGCAAAATCTTAAAGCGCGGCATGGATGATCCGGAAATCATGCACATCACCCGTAACCTGACGGCGCTTGGCTTTATGGATCGGGACTGCACCAGTGTATTTGACAATGAAGTTGAAGCTGCCCTCCGGGCCTTCCAGCAAAAATACGGGTTGTTGGCGGACGGCGTGGTGGGCAAAAAAACCACCGAGACCCTCGGCGGCGTCTGGGATGAAAAATAAGAAAGGAGTGTTACTGTGTCAGCGGCAGAAATAGTAATGTTGGTGGCGTCTGGAGCCATGAGTTTTGCGGTCGGGGTGTTGATACGCACAATAAATAGACGAGACAAAAAATTAGATGAACGCCAGCAACAAATGATTGATTGCCGCGTCACTGAGATGCAATACACTCGCAGTATCGGCAGCCTGGCGCATATTACGGCCCGAAAGGTAAAAGATGCAAGCTGTTTTCCGATTGCAAACGGGGACCTCTCCGAAGCAATAAAATATTACAAAGTAAAGGAACATGAGCTGGAGGACCACTACCAAAAACAGAACATTGTGAATAATGTGAAAGGGGGATAAAAATGTTAAATGAGATTTTGCAGAACATCTATATGATTCTGATGGTTGCCGGGATGTTTGGGGCCCTTATAATCGCAGACATGATCCTGGGGGCGTTTTATAACGTCAAGAGGCTAAATCAGGCTTTTAAGTGGTCGCGCTTTTCGGTGGGGATCATAAAAGGCGGATCGGTACTGGTGGCTAATGTGATTTTAACGGTGGTGATCACGGCATTTCCATACTTTATAGCATGGTATGGGCTGCAGCTGTCACAAGAGGTATTAAGCACGATAACCGTGATAGTACTTGCGATCATATGGGCAAAGGCAATTGTCCGTTATGTGCAAAAGCTATTTGAAAAAATACGGTTGATACTGGACAAAATTGTACCGGAAACCGTTAAAAAGGAATGAAAAAATACTATACGCATAGAAAATAGGCCCCTTCGGGGGCTTTTTTTATTTCAAAAATAATACAAAATTATATATAAATTGACAATTTAAAAGGTATAGTTCTATAATATATTATAAGCATAAATGCATCACTTTTTTTTATTTTTGAATTCTGGAGCAAACAATGCGAAAACATAAACTTACAGTCCAACAACAAATTCAACACATGAAAAGCAAAGGCATTAGATTTAATTTAATGGATGAAAGGGCAGCGGAATCGTTTTTAACTAATAACACTTATTATTTTAAAATTAAAGCCTATGCAAAAAATTATCAAAAAATAAAAGATAAGGACGGACGTGAACAGTATATTAATCTTGAGTTCGCATATTTAAAAGAATTATCATC